TCTATACTCGTTAGCAGAGGACTTCATTATCTTATTGAGTCTCTCTTGAGACATACTCTGGTTGTCAACAGCCTTTACAGCACGAAGCAACTCTCTTTCTAGACGAGAGACTGTTGTGATAGATTGCTTTAGCCCTTTGTCTTTAACAACCAGATTAAGTTCAATAAGATCAGCCATCAGCTTCCTCGCTAGTAGTTTTAATCCAGAGGTTATCTAGAGACTTAATCAGATCTATCTCCCAAGGCGACAAATCAACACCACTTAAATCACACCATGCTTTTATTATGTCGTAGGAAATAGGGTTAGGGCCACTCATACCGTATGTTCTACCATCATGTAGTTCGATAAAAGTGGCCCATATGTGAGCGGCGACATCAGGGAAAAGAGCTGAAGCATTGAAGTCCTCAACATCCCCCAACTCTTTCCCTAACTGCTTTGCTACTTGTGCAAGGTGGTCAGACTCAGTGGCTTTGCCTTTACCACTGCTAACCTTACGGCCCATCCTAAAGGAATACTCAGCGTACTCCAGTAGTTCAGCCTTTACTTGCCCAAAAAAGCCTGAGCATCCCCCAGTGCAGCATCAACCTGTTCACGGACCCAAGGGAGATCAGTAAAGACCTCACGGACCTTAGTCTCTGTGCAAGTTGGTTGTTCGCCACCAAGGGTAATTGTCCATGCGTCAACACACTTCACCAACAGGTCCAGAGCAGAGGATTCAATCTCTTCAGCAGACAAGTTGAGTTTACCACCTGTCCGTTGTGCTTTCTGCAAGCGGCGGTTCTGTTGTGCGTGAGAGATGGACTTGTATCTCTTTGAGTAGGGTCCGTGAATAGTAATCGTCATTTCACTACCATCCTCGTTCGTGAGGATTTCAGAGTTGACGGGGTTATACAGGACCACATCTGTAGTCTCTTTAGTCTTACCAATGTTCAGAAGATCGGCCATTGTCGGGTATCCTTTAAGATTTGATCGGGTTGATTAAAAGTCGGGTAGGCAACTTACCTTACATTATAAGGCGGGCCGGAGCCTCACCCGACATAAAACTCCGGCCCTTTCCCTAGCTAGGGATTAGGTTGTCCGTGTAAGGACGAGGTTCGAGTTCTCAGTTGTATCGTAGAGCGACACAAAAGGAAGCGTAATCAGGCGGCTCTGTGGGTTCTGAACCGGAACAGATGCGCCATTGTACTTGACACGGGGAAACAGGAATGTGTATGCGCTTGCACCAGAGGGGTCATTCACCGATACTTCGATGGAACTCTCTGTCTCATTCAAGAACTTGTTGATGAGGGCAGCGTCTTCGTAATAGACAGTCATGGTGCCTTCGATAACAGCACGACCAAATTCAAGCTGCTGGGCGCTATCAGAGCCAACAACGAAAGTTGGGGCCAGAGAGTTAGTCACCGAGAAGTCAATGGAGGTCACGATGGAAATAGCCGAACCCCCGTCTTCAATCGTACCGCTGTAGCTGTCGAAAGGAGCATTGGCGCTAGAAGCAGTTGGCGTACCACCAGTAGAGCCTGTAGTAGCGGCTTGAGTACCAGTCTTACCAACCATGTCGAAGGTAGCAGTGACCATCTGGTTAGGGGCAATCGACACGTTCAGCGTAGACACCGACATACCAGTGAACAGACGGAACTGAGAGATGTCGTTAGCTGCGTCTTCGATGCTGAAGTACTTTGGTGTCGTACCAACCTTCAGTGTGTTAGTCGAGAACGAGTTCAGGAAAGCACTCTCAAGGAAGGCATCATAGTCGCCTTTACGAAGGTCAACTTCAATCGAACCACCAGCTTGCTTGTTACCGTGGCGATCAACGCGAGGCATACGGTCAGCTTGGATTTCATTACCTTCAACACGGTCCTTGGTCACATCAAGCGAGTGGGTGTTGAAAGGCAGGGTAGCGAAAGTTGGTGTGGAGGGAGTGGTGCCAAACGTAGTCTCTGCAATGTATGCGAGGCTGGAGCGGCTACCTTGTGAAAAAGCCATAGTTATTCTCCTTCAGAGATTTCTTTAGTGTAAGTGGATTTACTAGCTTTGGGCTTCTCTGTGTAGGAAGAGTCAAGGGCCACAGCTACTTGCGAGGGAACTTCGTCACCTACGAAGTATGTTTTGCCAGTGTAGGCAAAATTCTTGGTTGCTTTGTACATGATGTACTCCTTTAAGCGTTATAGATGTACCAGCCGATATTCACTACGGTGTAATACCAAGGGCTATCTACAAAGCCGTTGTCTCTCTCAGCGTAATCAATGGAGACGATTATGGTCTCAGCATCACTATTCGTGAAAGAAATGTCAGTTGTAGCCTCAAAGGCTGTCATAACCTTGTTAGCTATGTCATCAGCAACAGCAGGTCCGCTTCCCTCAGGTGTGTAGCAGAACACACGGAAGACACCTTCATACCTTTGTTGTGGATTTAAGCCCCGTACAGCGGGTCTACGAGAGACGGGGACGTAGGATACCTTAAGGAAGCTAGTGCCTGTCTGTGGCTCAAAGGAGACGTTCTCATAGGCTATGCCAGAGGGTAGACCAGAGGTGCTAGCAAGTCGGCTCTCAAGGGCAGCACGAATATCATTGTAGATGCTCATCCGAACTTCCTCCTGATCTTCTGGAACACATGGTATCCCTCTCTCTGCCAGTTCTCACCATTCTCAACGTCTTGTGAGTGTGGCGCACGGTTACGAAGGGTGAACCTCATGTTTCCAGACTCTAGCATGGACTTGAAATCAATACCTTCGATGTCACTGGACAGTTGAGTGTAACCTTCGTCCTTCTTGGCTTGAGGGTTCTGATTACGAGGCTTATTATCTGATGATCTTGAACGACCACCACCAAAACCAGCAGGTCCAATGGAAAATGATGTTACATAAGCACCTGTGTCGATAGACTCATCAGGGACAGCGACATAAATGGTGTAAGCAGCTATCTCATCGAACTTTTGCTCTAGGGCTTCTGCTGATGCAACCTTGACTTTGTCTTGACAGAGTCCATTGTCGCTTGTATACTTCTACCATAGGCCATTACTCACGCACCTCACAGATGTAGCAGACAGCAGCACCAGCAGAGAAGATTGTGCTTACGCTAACGACAGCAACAGCATCACCTTGACCGATGATAAGGTCTTCGTCGTCTGGCTCTACCGCAAGCCCAAGGGCAGGTATGACACAACGCCTTGACCCACGCCTAATTTCATCGCCTGAAGGAAGCCCCACAGAGAAATTAAAGAAGTAACCATCTACTGTGTAGTCGGTAGTACCAGAACCTGTGACAGAGCCTGTAGCTGGATCGTATGTACCAGCAGTGGTCTTCTTACGAAGTGTCAACTCTTCACCGTGGTCCTGAACCAACTTGAGTAGGTCATAGGAGCGGAAGGTCATACTCTAGCTCCTCATTCATACTCTGGTGTGTCGTAACTTGGAGGGTTCTTGAAGCGATCTCTACGGAAGGAACCTTCGATACGATTAGTGTTAGAACGAACAGCCTGAATACCAGACTTGGTGATACCACCAGCTAGTACACCAATGACAGCACCAGAAGTCTTGGCCTGATACTCAAGGTCATCAGCAAGGATTTTATACTGCTTGGCAAGGTCACTGTAGTTAGCACTAAGAGCGCCATCTAGACTTGTCGTGACCCTCCGAGAGAACTTAGAGGAGATAGCCCTAGCAGCCCAAGCAGCAGCATAGTAGATGTTATCGCCACTCTCTGAGAGAGCAAAGACAATCTCTTCGTTCTGCACCTGCTGGTCTAGTGTGTCAGTGTCTCCTACAAGAAGACGGACGGAGTTTAATCTTCCGGAAGCCGTGGTAGTATCTAAGTCTGTAGGATCGTAACTCCACGACATATTCATCCCCTTCGATTATCAATCGCCTAAAATACCGTCACGAATACGGTAAAAATCTTCTGTGATCCAAGCATTGTTATTCAGGAAGCGGCGAATAATACCACGTTGCTTTGTATCAATCTTGGACTGAGGGCACTTCTTCCTCTTGTATTCGTCTAGGCTAGAGGTTCTGCTCTTGACCTCAGAGTTAATCAAGCCAACTAGGGTATTCAGTTGCGCACCAGACATCTCTGACAGGCGATCACCTACTTTGGCTTGGACTTCAAACTCTGTGTTGTGGTAGATAAAACCAGTGGCATAGAGGAGCGACACAGTTTGTTCACTCAACCCTCGCTCTAACCAGTTAAAATGTTCTCCACGTTTCCAATTCTTATTGTCGGCAGATAGTGGCTGCTTTACGAAGACGGGCCAGTCCACTTGGAAGCCTAGATATGATGGGTGTGACATTAGTGTTATTCCTATGTGTGACAGGAATTAGACTTCTTAAGGTTTACGTCTGCGGGTAGGACTTGTAAATTCCAAGGTACATGAAGGCCGCACACATCTTTACCTTTTAGTGGCAAGATGTGGTCCACATGATACTTATCTCCAGTCAACATTTCACACTCTTTTGCGAGAGCGTAGATTTGTTTGATCTCTTGCAGTTGGGATTCTGTAAGCCAATTTGGGGTTGCTTGGAGCTTGTAAGCTCGTCTGTAACCTTCTTTTGCGTTACGTTTGTCTCTGTTAAAAGACGACCAATTAGCATGAGATTGATTATACCTATCTTTGTTAGCTTCTCGCCAAGTTAGTGTATAAACTTTGACCTTTTCCTTGTTCTCTAACTTCCACGTTTCAATCTGCCTCTTGTAGCAGACTTTGCAGGACGCTCTCTTACCAAACTTCCCAGCCTTGTGGGAATAGAAGCCCTCAGGAGGCTTTGCTTCTTTACATTTGGTACAGACCTTGAGCATCTAGTTCCTCATTACTGTTATGTTCTTTTATTGGTGGGTAGTGACCCCAGCCCAGAAGACTGAGGACACTCCATTAGTTTAGTAACGCTAATTAAGCGATAACGGCAGAGAAGAAGTAACCCAAGTCAGCGCCAACAACTTTCATGTCGTATGCCATCTTAACTTGGATGTGTTCTGCAACCTGCTGACGCTTCAGCGCATCGTCCGAGAAGGACTCAACAGTGATGCCGAGGTTGTTTGCGCCTGGAATGTTGTTCCATGCGAAGGTCAGACCCGAAGCTGGGGTCATCAGACCAGCAGTACGAGGTGCGTGAACCAGCAGAGCGTTCTTACCACCGATGAAGGAGTTGCTTTCTGCCAGACCTTCGACAGCACCGTTCTTCACAGCTTCCATGACGTAGAAGTTCTCTACCTCAAAGATTTCAGCCAGCTTGGCATTGGTGATGAGTGCAGTGTTGGTGACAGTAGCACCACCGTTCAGGCGGGCCAGAATGTCAGGGTGGTTAATCAGGATGTCACGGACTTCCTTACCGACAACCATAGTGTTTGGCTTAAAGCCCCCCGACTTCAGTTGCATGGTACGACGACCAGTGGTCACATCAGTGATTGGGGTCGAGTTGGTGTAGTCCGACCACAGGTTCGATGGAGTTACGTCTGTACCCCAGATACCAGCGGCAAAGAAGACGATGCAAACTGCTCTTCACGATGGATCAGCAGCGGTTGACAATGGTCTGTGCGCCAGCGGAACGAATGTCCAACATGGCATCTTCGTTAGCAAGTGTCTGCTCATC